GTGAAATTTCTTTTCATCGGATTCTGACATCTTTTGACCGGCAGACTTATATGCTACAGATGGAGAATAAACATCAGAATGAGAAGAGAATTTAGAGTGACTTTTAATCGGAGCTGCTCTCATTGAATCTAAAGTCTTACCATGGTATTCTGTGTGAAGTGCCACACCAAATTTAGATTTCTTTACTTTTTCTGCTTCATCACCGTGAGCAGTATACTCAATAGTATTTGGCTTGAATGTCGCTGTACCATGACCATGAGTTACATCAGAACCAGAGTGAAGTACATCACCTTGAAAGACTCCGTGTTTTGGTAGAATTTTATGACCATGATCAAGCGCAGACTTAAGTTTCTCTACCAAGCCAGGTGCGTGGCCATGGTTTTTTTCGATATCGGCATGAGTATAGTTGATCTTTGGATCTTTATTGAAGGCAGATTTAGATGCGACAAAATACTTACCAGTCTCTGGGTGATGACCCATAATTACGGCTGGAGAACCATCTATTTTAGTCGACAGACTTGAATTAGCTTTACCAGATTCTACGTGCTTCTTTACACGAGCCAACTCAGATGTGGCATGCTTAAATCCAGATTCACCGTGGTCGATATGTAAATCTTCGGCATGTTGTAAATGTTTCAATTTTCCGTCGGGTGTTTCCCGTTCGGCTAAGTACTGTAGAAAAGTAATCATGCCTGGAATTCTTTGATTTTTGGTAGTAATTTTTGAGCAAGTTGAGCAACAAGATATTTTCTGCGGAATGCAGTAGAATCGAATGTTTCTTTTTCTGCATCCGATAGTTCAAGAGGTGACTTCTGAAACCTACATGCTTTTTTACTTTTAACAAAGTATCATGAGCATGCTTGAATCCAGATGTACCGTGATCTACATGTAAATCTTCAACATGTTGCAAATGTTTTAATTTGTGATCGTTTTCAACTGATCTTGCTTCTATCAAATATTCTTTAAATGTTTTCATATTTTATGCGTGTAACAAACTATTTAATATTAAATATAAGTGTGGATCACGATGCTAGTAACATCTACCCACTCTAGTCAACCCAGTTAAGGATCTTTATGACCAGCAAAACTATTTATCATTATGTATATAGAATTACCAATCTAGTAGAAAAGAAACACTACTACGGTAAACGAAGTTCTAAATGTGATCCCAGAGAAGACTTAGGTAAGAAATACTTTAGTTCATCCAAAGACAGAACATTCATAAAGGATCAGAAGCTAAACCCACAAAATTATAAGTATAAAATAGTGAGTAAATTTCTGACTGATGAGTTAGCATGTCTGAGAGAAATAAAGCTTCACAGTAAATTCAATGTTGCTTTAAGCCCAAATTTCTATAATAAATCTAGACAAACTAGCACTAAATTTTGTTACAGCAATTTGGGCTTAATTAGAACTAAAGAATTTTGTGAAAAAATTTCTAAAGCGAATAAAGGTAGAAAACATTCAAAAGAACATATAGAAAAATGGAAAATTTCTATGGTTGGTAAAACTAATAAGGGTAAGCCAATGTCATCTGAGCAAAAGATCAAAATTTCCGAAGCTCATAAGGGTAAACCCAAGGCACCAGAACATATAGAAAATATGTCTGGTGAAAGTCATCATTCTTTCACTGGTTATTATGTCTCACCTGAACTAATTAGTACAACGATGGCGGAACAAAAAGTTTTTGGGATATTCGCTGGATGGTATTCTAACCTAGATAAACCTATGTCTAGAACTTCTTATAGTCACTCAAAATATCTCAAGTCGAAATGGACTTGGGAAGAATTAGAAAATAAGACATTTAGAGATCTAGGATTTAATTTCATCCAGAAATGTTAGCATGATTGTAGTTCTTTTACTTTCGGAAGCAATTTTTGTGCAAGTTGAGCAACCAACATCTTTCTACGGATAGCAGTAGCATCGAAAGTTTCTTTTTCTACATCCGATAACTCATTTGGAGACTTTTGAAACATATTTCGTTTAACAATAGTTTCTGCTAATTTCTTAGCACGATCTGATAACATAGTTGTATTGACGGCAGGTACAAGTTTAGTAACTTCCATTGACTCAACAAGTTCATCTGCAGAGAATGTATCAATTATATCACTATCTATCATAGATTCATATAATTCATCAACAGAAGATTCCATGACCGAAATGACTGATTCCGTCATCTTAGATGACCAAGCAAGAGGTGTTCTAGTTTCTTGTTTAAACGGAAGCATTTGGAGAATACCGCTAATGCCAGATGCATCAATCATTCTGAAGAATGGCCATAATACTTGCCACTGCTTAGGATCGGTATACTTTTTACGAAGAACCTTAACAGCATCCGTAACGGTTTCATATGGTGAATTCTTAACTTCAATTTCTGCAATAGAAGCAATGATTTCTGCTAGGCGGAGACGTTCGATATTATTCTTGAGTGCTTCAACGATAAGTGGTTCTTGTACTGAATGTTTCTTATAGAAATTTGAGACCTTTTCTAGAGTTTCATATTGCCGATCGATATTTGTTTCTACTAGAGCGTTATCGAGAAGTTTAATGATTTGATGTTTAGAGTAAAGATCATCAAATTCTTCAAATTGTTCTATTATAAAACTAGATAGGTTAGCATTAAAATTTTGGGTCTCGAACCCAAATAATTTGATTTGGCCAGACTCCAGAAGAACAAAATCTTCCTTAATTTCCTTGACTTCTTTAACTTCTTGTGGAACAGTTGGGGGTGTTTCTTCAGAAATGACATCATGGATCCATTTCTTTTGAATCCCCGTTGATGATTCAACCGTAACATAATTAGACCCGCGGTCAAGAATTTTTACATCTTCTCCGGTTCTTTGATCTTTTACAATTTCTCCTATCAAAAGAATTTCATTATCAATATATCGTTCTCTGAGAGTCTTAGTCATAGTAGCCATCAATTATAGTGTGTAACATGAATGTATTTAATTCAAAATTAATTATCAATCACGTTCGAAGATTTTAGATAAGCTGCCAAATCTTTTGTCTGCCCAACGAATACCGTATTATTGTTTATCGTAGTTGCTTCTTGTCCACCAGTACCTGGTTGTGCAATCTTGGGTTTGTGAGCGACCTCAACATTTAGAAGTTCAATATTAGTTTCAACCAAGGTTTTAATCAAACCAGACATTACTTCAAAGTCACGAGATTTTTCAGATGAATTCGCTATAGTATTCAGATCAGAAACAGCTGTCATACCTCGTTCAATTAACTTCACGAGATTAGCTTTAACATACTCCCGTTGAGTCTCTAAAGAATCTATATCGGCTGCCTTTGCTTCGTGTTGAAGTTCAACCAACGATTTGTTGGGATCCACTTCTTGAAGTTCTACGTCAAATATAGAACTCAATGATGTATTCATTTTAGGTGTTGTCATAATATAGGATCTCCAGCATCAGGTATAATTGTAACCCAATTTTCATCAATTGAATATGGATCAGATGGTCCTGCAGCAAATGGGTTAACTACTGCTGTATATTTATTATTTGAGACGTTAATATTAACCTGTTTGATGACCTGAGCATTATTGTCAGAGTCGAAATGGTTTTCTGGATCTATAGAATTCAAAATGGGACCGT